AAAGGATTATGGAGAATACCCGAATTTATCCAGATATGTATATGTCGAAGTCAATTCAGAAGTTGATTCCGCAGCCACAGATCCGCTTTATCTGCCATTTGGGTATTTCGGGCCCCCGGGCCTTGAGCCGGTGCTAACGGCATCGGTGACTACCGATCTTAGCGGCCACCTTCTCAATGGAAGTGCCAGCATGCTTGCCGCCGGCATTTCTCGGTATGGGGGTACTGCCGACTACGATCTCATAGCTTTTGAGGGCAAGCCACCCACAGCCACCCATGCCGGCCTACTTAATGCTCAATTTTTTGTCGGTATTAGGTGTCTGCATGCGGATGTCGGATTAGGTGAAGGAACTCAGAGAGGAATTGGCATAGCGGCCGCAACCGCATCCATCCACTTCCCGAAAGATAGATTGCGCGTATCAGCCAGCGATGGTGGGTTGTCGGACACAAAAGATGCTTACTGGGGACTTTCTACCACTCGAACGCAAACTTCAACAATTCCCGACGCGTCTGTGACTGATTTTCATCGTCTTCTTTACGCCGATTTTTCCGCAGATCCAACTGCCGGCACAAGTGGTGCCGTAGCAGACGTTGATGCGACTTCTGGTGTCAAGGGGTGGTCATATATTTTCTCGCTAGATAACATTGTCCACGGGCCTAATGGTTATTTCCATAATTCTGGCTCTAGAGCGAAAAACGCATCCGCCACCACAAGCAGCTATACATCGATATTGACCAACGGGGTTAATCGTTTTACGCTTCCATTCTGGGGCGGATTCGATGGATGGGATATTCAGAAGCCCGATCCCCTTTATAATGAGCAATGGCGCGGCGCCTCCCCGACCGAAGACACCAGTTATGCGTACAATACTTGGCGCAGAGCTGTCGATACGATAGCCGACCCCGAGGTGGTAGACATGAATGTGCTAATGGCCCCGGGACTGACACAAACCACTTTGACTGAACACATGATAAATGTTTGCGAAGATCGCGGAGATTCAATGGCATTAATCGATTTGCCGGATGTATACCTACCCACCCATGAGATTTATAAGTCTTCAACCTCCGCGAGAATTGGGACAACGCCAACCCAAGCAGTTAATGATTTTAAGGCGAGAAGAGTGGACTCTTCGTATGGTGCCACTTTCTATCCTTGGGTTCAGACTCGCGATGAGGAATCTGGAAAAATGCTTTGGATTCCCCCAACGGTCGCCATGCTTGGTGTTCTTGGTAGCTCGGAGCGCAAAACACAGGTTTGGTTTGCTGCAGCTGGATTTAATCGCGGAAGCCTAAGCGATGGCGCCGCGGGAATTCCAATCACTGGCATTACAGAGCGTCTTTCTTCAAAGGAGCGCGATACGCTCTATAAGGGGCGAATTAACCCAATTGCACATTTCGTTGATAATGGAATTGTTCTATTTGGACAGAAAACCCTTCAAGCACGTCGCTCTGCACTTGATAGGATCAATGTACGCCGACTAGTAATCCACATGAAGAAGCAAATTTCTGTTATATCCTCGAAAATATTGTTTGAGCAAAATGTTCAAGCAACCTGGGATAGATTTAAAGGCTTAGTTGAGCCGTTCTTGGCGAATGTTAAAACTGAGTTTGGAATTACCGACTATAGGCTTGTTCTTGATGAAACAACTACCACACCAGATCTAATTGACCAGAATATTTTATATGCGAAAATTATGATCAAACCTGCTCGCGCCATCGAATATATCGCCATTGACTTCGTGATCACGTCTACTGGCGCCTCATTCGATGATTAAAAAAACAACTTTAAATAAATTGACTAATTATGTATAATACATAAGAGAGGTGTAAATTGTCAAGAAATAGAGGTCGTACGGGTCCCATGGAAAGGAAAAAGCCCGAAAATACGACACCGCCAGCACAGCATCTGGCCAACAATGCTGAAAAAGATATTCCATTTTCTTTTGTTATTCCAACTGAATTTGTGGAGTTGCCTTCTGGGGGGAAACTATACCCCAAAGAGCACCCTCTTCACGGAGTCGACAGTATAGAGGTCAAGCAAATGACCGCGAAAGAAGAAGATATACTCACTTCCAGAACCCTTCTCAAGAAGGGCATTGCCTTGGAGCGGGTTATCCAAAATGTTATAATCGACAAGAGAATTAATTCTTCATCGCTGCTTGTTGGAGATCGAAATGCAATTATTGTTTCGGTTAGGGTGTCCGGATACGGCAACGAATATACGACAACCGTCACATGCCCGGAATGTTCAGAATCTCAAGACTATACGTTTGATTTGAACGAGGCCGACATCTACCATGGAGACGATCACAGAGATCTGGATATCGTCTCAAACGATGACGGAACATTTACGACTAAGCTGCCCCAAACTGGAATTGACGTTTGTTTTAAGCTAATGAACGGTTATGATGAAAAAATTCTTTCTGATGGAATCGAAAATGATCGCAAGCGGAAGGCTTCTGATAAAATTGTAACAAGACAACTGAAGGCAATGATCGTATCAGTTAATGAGGATTCGTCTGCTAAGGTTATCAACTATTTAATCGAAAATATTCCTTCTAAAGATTCAAGACACTTAAGGACGGCATATCAAGCTGTTACTCCAAATATCGATCTATCCCAACACTTCGAATGCGCCGAGTGTGATTACGCACAGACGATGGAGGTGCCGCTGAGTGCGGAGTTTTTTTGGCCTGACAGATGATTATATGGAAAATGTGTATGAGCACTTTTTCTTTCTAAAATATAGCGGCGGATGGTCATTTTCAGAAGCATACAATTTGCCTGTGGGTTTGAGAAATTGGTTCGTTGGCAGGCTTGTTCAACAGATTGAGATGGAAAATGAAGCAGTCGAGAGGGCTAGCAGCGGTGCACAGAAGACGCACACACTAAGCGCAGACAACCAGCCCTCCCTCCCTCCGCAGATGAACGGCAGATATAGCAAAGCCAAGTAGCTTTGCTTTTCTTTGTGCAAACTATTTAAGTTTAGAGAGGTTCTACCACTGTGGCCGACGCAACATTAAATGATATTAAAAAAATTCTTGAGGGCATTGCTGCTCAAAGTGGTGGCACCTCCATGCACGGCGATGAATCACATAGCGGCGGAAGGGGACGCACCAAAGAACAAGAAGAAGCGGGCATCAAGGCCGCAGCGGATCGCGTGGAGTTGGCCAAAGAAGAGTATGAATATTATGATAAAATGCACTTCGCGAAGAAAGGGCTGTTTCAAGATGCAGAAAAAGCCGCACTCCTCAATGAAGCTCAAGTCGAGTTAGAAAGAGCCAAAGTAGATCTTCTTAACCAGCAGGCCAACGCGATCGCCACATACAACAAAGAAAAATTAGAAGAAAATCGTCAAGAACTCAAGGCAGAACAAAAGAGGCAAGCCAGCGCAAAAAGAGCAAGAAAAAATCAAAAAGCGAAGGAAAAGGGCAACAAGAACGCGTACGCCTACGGCAGGCAGATGCTCAAGACAAACACAGATATTGCCGGCAAAGTTGCCAACATAGGCCTAAAACACACAGCAGTCGGCCGCACAATATCGAAGAGTGTCGGGATGATGTCCAACTTGGCGAGCTTCTCGGGCGCGATGGCACAAGGCGGCATGAAGTTCACAAAGGCCCTGATCGCGGCCGGCCCCGCCGGCGCCATTGTCCTGGGCATCGTCATTGCCATCAGTGTCGCACTACTACCTCTAGCCATAGGAGGGGCGATAATTGGGGGCCTGCTAGCAATTGCCGCGTGGATGATTAAGTCGGCTATCGACGCCAGAGACACAGCCGCAGCATTTCGATTATCAACGGGCGCCACGATGGAGTTTGGAAAAGAGATCATTCAAGTAAGCGGCGATTTGGCAGAACTTAACATTGGCACCAAAGAGGTAAGCAAGGCCTATGGCACACTTTATCAGAGCACAACCATATTTAGTCTTGCATTGCCAGAGCAGAGGAAAAGAATGGCTGCCACCGTGGCAGTCTTGGAGAAATGGGGAATTTCCGCAGGGACCACTGCGAAATCAATGGAAATTCTTCAGACTTCTCTTGGCGTCTCTACCGGAAAGGTTGGTGATACCATGTTAGAGTTGAAAAAGCATGCCGAATCTATCGGACAGCATGTCGGCGCATATATGGAGCAATTTGGTCAAATGGCCGGATCGATGGCGGTATTTGATGATGGAGTTGATACGTTTAAAAGACTAGCAGCCGTTCAAAAGATTACCGGTATGGAGATGAGAAAAATTCTCGACCTAACAAACAAATTTGACACATTCGAGGACGCAGCCAAAATGTCAGGTAAACTAAATGCAGCGCTCGGAG